TATTATCTCAAGCAACACTTCAAGAGTGTTATGATTCTAATCCAGATGGTGCAGGTTTTATGTATGCACAGGATAAGAAGTTACACATTGAGAAAGGTTTCTTTAGCTATGATTCTTTTTATCAAGCGTATAAGAAACATGAAACTAAACAAGCAGTCATTCACTTTAGGATTAAAACTCATGGTAAAATTGATACAACAAATTGTCATCCCTTTGCAGTTAATAACTCAATTGGCTTTGTCCATAATGGCATTATCAATGGTTTCGGTGATACTAATCACAGTGATACCATTGGATTTAACAATGCAATTCTTCAGCCACTTGTACAAAAGTGGGGTAACTTGGCTCTCTTCCAAGATCCAATCATTGATTTGATTGAAGGTCGTATAGGATACAGTAAGCTTGTCTTCCTTGATAGACATGGGAACCACAAGATTATGAATGAAGGTAAAGGTGTATGGGATGATGGTGTATGGTATTCTAACAACAGTTACAAACCATATGTTGCACCAGTATCTACATACCAACCTAAAACATTCAGTTGGGATAACACTGACTGGGTTAATGACTACTACAAAAAACCAGTAACTAAAGTCAAAACTAAAACAGCAGTGGTAGTTGGTGATATGGTAGAACTACTAGAAGACATTGCAGATGAAGGAACTCTAATTGTGCATGAAACAGGGGAACTATGTGAAGTTGTAGCAGTCAACCAAAACTTTACATGTGATCTTATGAAAGATAGTGACGATGAGAAAGAAGGACCTAAGTTTATTTACAATGTTCCATTTCATTCACTAAACTTTGTAGATGACTTTTTTACTTTAGATGATGAAGATTATTTAAATTGTCCTGTAGATCCAGTAGGTGTACCTGCATATCATAACTATGCTGCACCTTCTCTATTGAAAAGGAAAACTAAATGAGTCTTAAAATATTTCCATATAAATCTGGTAGCGTATCAGCTAAACGATTAGCCCGTTCACTTAATGTGTTACGGGTATCGTCTAGTTATAATGCTAGAAGGTCTGATGTTATTATTAATTGGGGTAGCTCAACACCACCACATTTTCGTTGGATGGAACAAGACTTAAATAAACATGAAGCAATTAAATTAGCCAGTAATAAACTCTATACCTTTACTGAACTAACATGTAAAGGATTTAATCATTTACCTAAATTTACTACAGAACTAGATGATGCTATTGATTGGTGTAACAATGATAATGTTGTCTATTGTCGAACAACTCTTATGGGCCATAGTGGTCGTGGTATTGTTATTGCTTCTAATAGTAATGAACTCGTCAATGCACCATTGTATACAGTTAAAACTAAACATAAACATGAGTATCGTGTTCATGTATTTAAAGACAAAGTAATTGATGTTCAAATGAAGCGTAAGCGTAATGGATCCCTTGGGGGATCAGGCATTAGAAACCATAGTAATGGATGGGTGTATGCAAGGGCAGAAATAGTACCGCCCGAAGAACTACTATCATCATCAATAGAAGCCGTAAAATTATTAGGCCTAGATTTCGGTGCCGTTGACATCGGCCACCGACTAATAGATAACAAATTCTTTGTGTTTGAAGTTAATACTGCACCAGGATTAGAAGGAACAACGCTTGACAAATACTCAAAAACAATATACAATTATTATAGGAGTCTGTAATTATGTTTAATATAGGTGATTTTGTAACATTCTTTTCTCATAATGAAACTTTTGAACATGTACATCATGATGATGTTAATCGTTGGGTTAATGGTTGTAGTTGGTATAAAGTAATTGAATTTGATGGTACTCACATCAAAGTTTGTCCAGAACATGCAACACATGAAGCTAGACATATTCCAATTGCTAATGTATTTGATGAATACCAAGTCTTTACTAAAGAAGAACTTTTTAAACATTTAAAACCAATAACTCTTGACAGTAAATATCATGTTATTTGTCATAAAGTTAAACAATTATATCGTAAACATAATAATTCAGATTCCTCTTTTAAATTTCAAGGGGTATAAAAATGCGTTGCTTAGCTTGTAATAAAGCTTTAAATGATTTTGAGTCTACCCGCAAGTCGGCAACGACTGGCGAATATGTAGACTTATGTAATGGTTGTTTTCATAATGTAGAACAAGACATTGAATCATTAGAACGAGAAGATCTTCGTAATGAAGAAAATGTTGAAGACACTATAGAATTAAATGACATAGAAGGAGATTTATTTAATGGTTACAAAGAATAACATAACAGGTGATAGACTTATTAACAAAACTCTCACTAAAGAAGGTGAAGAAAACTGGGATAAAATATTTAAAAAGAAAAAAGAAACTCTTGCTGAATATGAACTTGACAAGTCTACTGGTGAAGTTGTTAAGGTAGATGTTAAAAAACTAACTGATGCATTTAATGGACATTAAGGAAAAATCATGGCTTATAAAAGAAATCCAACGCTAACTATAGAACAATTATTATTATCTAAAGGGTTAGCTTTTAAAGAAACTAATGCCAATACATGGCTTATTTCTGATAGATATTATATTACTGCTGGTGGAAGATGGCGTAAAAAAGGATCTTTTAAATGGTATTACTCTGGCGGTGGCAGTAAATTAGAAGCTTTATTAAATAAATTATTTCCGGATGCTGAACCTATATAATCTATGGCTTTTATTCAACATACTAATTGTCCTAAATGTGGTAGTAAAGATAATCTAGCAGAATATTCTGATGGTTTCTATTGCTTTGGATGTGGATATAAAAAGCAAAAGAATGATCTTAATTCTGTGCGAAGTAGATTGCAGAGTGAAGTAGGCGGAACGATGCCATCTAATGAGCTTGATATATCTACTACTAATGATATACCTATAGTACCAACACAATGGTTACTACAGTATGGTATAACACAACAAGATGTTGATGAATATAAAATAGGTTGGAATCCTAACAATCAATTACTTGTGCTTGTCAATACACCAAGTTATTATCAAGCTAGGAATTTTAATAACTATGGTGCTAAATATATATCCAAAGGTAAAAAACCCTTGCTATTCTATGGGACTGGTGATATACTAATATGTGTAGAAGATGTTTTATCTGCAATTAAAATTGTTAAATCAAATAAAAATGTCTGTGCTACACCCTTGTTAGGTTCTATTGTATCCTCTGAGCTTACAGAAACCATACTAGAACGATTTAAAACTGTTCGTATATGGTTGGACAGAGACAAAGCAATTGAAGCTGTTAAACAAGCTAGAAATTTGAAACAAAAAGGTATTGATTCGGATGTAATAATTACACCAAATGATCCTAAAGAATATTCTACAGGAGAAATCAACGAATGGTTGAGAAACAAATAGCTAAATTATTTTGTGAAGATAAAAATCTCTTTACAAAATACTACAAGTATGTTAACATTAATTATATTAAAATTAATTATAATGATTTATATAAATTATTTAATATTATTTTATTATATTATGAAAAATATATAGAAAATAATAATATTAATTATAATGATCTTAATTTATTTTATAACAGTAATTATTTATTAAAAGATAATGAACGAAAAGAATTAGAACTCTTGTTACAAGATGTCTACAAACAAGACATCACTAATCATGAAGCAATCATAGGACTGTTAGAAGAACATCGAAGACGTTCTCTTGCAGGCCAAGTAGCATTGATGGCTTTAGATGTTGAGGCTGGTAAAAAAACAACAGAAGAACTGTTAGAATTATTTAATAACTTTGAACACCAAGAGGTGGAAGCAGATGAAATTACTCCAGTTGACATGGATTTGGATACGCTATACGAAACACAGATTGCTACACCTGGTCTACGCTGGCGTGTTCGGTGGCTTAATAAAAGTCTCGGATCCCTTAGGAAGGGTGATTTTGGGTTTATCTTTGCAAGACCAGAAACGGGTAAAACTACCTTTTTGGCAAGCGAAATTACTCACATGGTGTCTCAAACTGAGGGGGATATACTATGGTTTAACAACGAGGAACAAGGTTCTAAAGTGGGAATACGAGTCTATCAAGCGACGCTTGGACTTACAACAGAAGCTCTCTTTGCAGACAAAAAAGCTAACAAACAAAAGTATAAAGACATAACAAACAATCGTATTAAGATTTTAGATTTTGAAGATTCAAGTAGTAAACATAGAGTAGAAGCTGTACTTAAACAATATAATCCAGCTCTTATTATCTTTGACCAGATAGATAAGATTCGTGGATTCAAAGGAGAAAGAAATGATCTCGAACTTAAACAAATTTACCAATGGGCTCGTGAAATTGCTAAAATGTATGCACCAGTTATTGCAGTATCTCAAGCAGGTGGTGAAGCCGAAGGTAAACTCTTTCTTACGATGGATATGGTCGATGGTTCAAAGACGGCCAAGCAAGGCGAAGCTGACTGGATTTTGGGAATAGGTAAAGATCAAGACAACACTAGTCGATCAAGATATTTTAACATTAGTAAAAATAAACTTATTGGTGATAAAGATACAAGCCCTGACTTACGTCATGGTTCAACACAAGTATTAATTAAACCGGAGATAGCTCGATATGAAGATCTGTAATGCAACAGCAAAAGATGTACTCGCAATTGATCCATCACTAAATGTTTTTGATGTAGAAGATATATTGACATTAGGTAACCCTGATGATACAATAGAAGATACGATACATAAACTAAGTGGTTGTGGAGGCGAATGCGGAGCTTAATCTTAGACGTAGAAACAACAATCAGTAATAAGGGTAACCCTTTTGACGAGTCTAATAAACTTTGTTATGTTGGGTTACTCAATGCTGACGGTTACAAATGCTATGACATTGAGTATAGTGACCAACCTTACCGTAATAAACTAGATGACATACAAAAGGAAATAGATGCAGCTGAGATATTGGTTGGCTTTAATATTAAGTTTGATTTGCATTGGCTTCGCAAGTATGATATTAACTTTGTGGGTAAGCGTATTTGGGATTGTCAGTTGGTACATTTTATACTTACTGGACAACAAAATCCCTATCCAAGTCTTAACGGTGTCTCTTCTTACTATGATTTGGGTAGTAAACTTGATGTTGTTGCTACAGAGTATTGGAGCAATAAAATAGATACACCTAATATTCCTAAAGATATCCTTGAAGAATACTTAATAGGTGATTTGCAGTTAACGCAAAAAGTATATGATAAACAAATGCAAGAGTTTGCGAAATGTGCAAAACCTATGCAAAGATTAATTAGTTTACATAACCAAGACTTAACAGTATTACAGGAGATGGAATTTAATGGTATACTATACGATGAAGCGGGATGTAATGAGGGAACTAAAGATCTTATACTACGGATCAATACTATTGACAACGGGTTTTATCAATATCATTCTCTTGCTGAGTTCAATCCTTCCAGCGGTGAGCATATATCTGCTTTACTTTATGGCGGGACAATTAAGGTTAAAAGGAGAGAGGTCATTGGAACTTTTAAAACTGGTGAAAGAGCGGGCCAACCAAAAGAAAAATGGGTTGAACACTTAATATCTTTTAAAAGATTAATTAATCCATTAAAAGGATCTGAACTAGAAAAAGAAGGTTACTTTTCAACTGATGAAGCAACACTTAAAAGCTTACGAGGTACAAAGAAAGCAAAAGAAATTGTAGAATTAATATTAACCAGAGCAACACTAGAAAAACGATTAACAACATACTATAAAGGACTTGTTGATCTTAGAACTAGTATGAACTGGCCTGTTAATAAATTACATGGTCAACTCAATCAATGTGTAGCAAGAACAGGTAGACTGTCTTCTAGTAAACCTAACTTGCAGAACTTTGACGGAGAAATTAAACAACTATTTGGGAGTAGGTATGCTGTTACAAGCTGATGCAAAAGCTTTGGAATGGGTTTGTGCTACATACTTATCACAAGATAAAATAGCTATACAGGAGATATGGAATGGAACTGATCAACACACAGATAATCAACTTCGTTTTGGGTTACCTACTCGCCTCATTGCTAAGACCTTTGTCTTTCGGCTTATCTATGGTGGTTCTGCTTACAGTTATGCTAACGATCCTAATTTCACAGATGTAAGTAAACAAGAATCATTCTGGCAGAATGTCATTGATGAGTTCTATAAAAAGTATTCTGATTTAGGTAATTGGCATAAAGAAATTGTTAGCAAAGCTATCAGAGATAGGCAATTAACAATGCCTACAGGAAGGGTTTATAAGTATGAACCTGAGATAAAGTATGGCAAAGCTAAGTGGCCACGCACTAAGATTCTAAACTATCCTGTTCAAGGACTAGGTGCAGACTTAATGGCTATAGCAAGAGTTTCTTTAGCAAATAGAATTAAAGATAAACAAGGTATCAAACTAGTAAACACTGTACATGATTCAATTATACTTGACTTTGATGAAAAGATATGCGATAATAATAGTATAGTGTCATTAGTTGATAAATGTTTTACGGATATCCCATTGAATTTTAAGAAGTTATTTGGGGTAGATTTTAACCTTCCCATGAGGGTCGAATGTCAAATTGGATCTAACTGGGGTAACATGGAGATAGTGAATGTTAATTAATATTGTAGACGTAGGTGCACCAAACACACATGCAGCTAAGAATGGTAGATCATATCAATCAATCGAAGTTACATATAAAAATGATCAGGGTCAAGTAGCTAATAAAAAGCTAATGTCTTTTAGTAATCCAAGTGTGTTTAATCACATTAAAGGGTTAGCTAAGGGTGACTCACTTAATGTACAAACAGAAAAAGATGCTAATGGTTATTGGCAATGGACAGGTATTGGAGGAGATAACGCAGTGGCTACTGAAACTAAACAAACAACACCAGCACAAACAGGTGGTAGAGTAACAGGATCTAACTATGAGACTAAAGAAGAAAGAGCAGCTAGACAAATATTAATTGTTCGTCAATCTTCTTTATCTAGTGCAGTAGAATTACTAGGTACTGGTAAATCAGTTAGTGATGTTATAAATGTTGCTAAACAATTTGAAGAGTATGTCTTTGGTAAAGCAACTGGCATTGATGCAATTAATGAACTAGAGGATGATCTTCCACTATAATGAAAGCTCTTATTGATGCTGACATAGTAGCGTATAGGGTTGCTTGTACGCTAGAAGAAGACGATGCCGAAGACTTTGTATATGCTAGAGCAGAAGATCTTGTAGATCATATCCTAGTTAATACTGAAGCAACTGAGTATCGTCTCTTCTTAACAGGAAAGAATAATTTTAGGTATACAATATACCCTGAATATAAGGCTCATCGTCCTAAAGAAAAACCATTCTGGCTTGAAAAATGTAGGCAATATCTTATTGCTAACTTCAATGCAGAAGTAATTGACGGACAAGAGGCTGATGACGCTTTAGGTATTGCTCAAACAGAGGATACAATTATATGCTCTATTGACAAAGACCTATTAATGATTCCTGGTAAACACTATAACTTTGTTAAAGACGAATTTATAACTGTTACAAAAGAGTCAGCAATCAAACATTTTTACATGCAATGTCTTACTGGAGACCGCTCTGATAACATTAAAGGTATTGAACAAATTGGACCTAAGAAAGCAGAAAAGATTTTAACTGGTTGTGAAACAGAACAACAAATGTTTAATGCAGTAAGAGATGCTTATAGCAATGATGAAGAGTTTCTAATGAATGGTCGAGTCCTATGGATTAGACGTAAAGACAATGAAGACTGGAAGGAAAGATTTGATACACTCATTCAAGAGTAAGCTTGAAGAACAAGTTTGGAAAATCTTAAAAAGTAACTTTCCTTCAGTTAAGTATGAACCTGACAAGTTTAAATACATACAACCTGAAAAAGAAAGAACTTATATACCTGATTTTAAAACGGGTAAACGTAATATATACCTTGAAGCCAAAGGTAAATTAGATCTAGATACAAGACAAAAAATGGTATGGTTTAAAGATTCACATCCTAAAACAACTGTAATCTTTTTGTTTATGAATCCTGATAATAAAATTAATAAAAAAAGTAAGACAACTTATTGGATGTGGGCGGAAGCCAATGGGTTTAAATGGTTAGACTTTAGAAAGGATTGGTTAAATGATTATAAACAATTGTGTACAAAACAGTGATGGGTCTTTAGACTTTGACTTCCATGTAGATCCTAATGAAGCTTCATTTCTTATGGACTTAGCTATTAAAGAATTAGTTAGACGTGGTGTATTTAGTATTGCTACAGATGTAGCTCAACAAGAATTAGATTTATTTAAAGAAGATGGAGGTATGGTATCATGAGTCAAGGAAATTCACCAGCTTTTCCGTGTCAAGATAACAATAAACAAATCTATACAGGTATGAACTTAAGAGATTACTTTGCATTAGAAGCTCTTAATAGTTTGCTTCGTGTTAAAAGTTATAAAGATGTTAAAAAGTTTGCACAAGAATCTTATCAATTAGCTGATGCAATGCTTGATGAAAGATTAAATTATAAATGAGTAAACAAAACTACTGGGTAAAAATTCGTTATGAACAAGAGATACGGGTTCATTGTCCTAATGAAAATGTAGCTAAGGATCATGCTATGGAACGCTTCCTTGAAGGGTTACCTGGCATTAGTGCAGATGATTTAAGAATTATCCATGTAGAAACTTCTGAGGATAGAAAATGAGTAAGATACTTTTATTAGATATTGAAATGGCACCAAACGTAGCTCATGTATGGGGTATATGGGATCAGAACATTGGTCTTAACCAACTACGAGAGTCTTCTTATGTTATGTGTTATGCAGCCAAATGGTTAGGTGATAAGAAAATGATGTTTGATTCTGTAAAGAAATCTGGTGAAAAGAAAATGCTTGCAAGTATTCATAAGTTACTTGATGAAGCAGATGCTGTTATTCATTACAATGGTAAACGTTTTGACATACCATCACTTAATAAAGAATTCTTATTGAATGGTATGTTTCCTCCAGCACCTTTTAAAGAAATAGATTTACTTACTGTAGCTAGAGGTCGCTTTAGATTTGTATCTAACAAGCTTGACTATGTGGCTCAATCATTAGGCTTAGGTAAAAAGACTGCACATGAAGGACATGAGTTATGGGTACAATGTATGGCAGGCATTCCTAAAGCATGGAAGACTATGGAAGAGTATAACAAGAACGATGTTATCCTTCTAGAGAAAGTCTATGAACGCTTTAAACCTTGGATTAAGAATCACCTTAACCACAACATTATTAATGGTACAACTGATTGCTGTCCTACATGTCAATCTAAAAACGTACAGAAACGTGGGTTTAACATCACTACAACTAGCCGTTACCAACGTTATCAATGTCGTGATTGTGGTAACTGGTTTAGAGACGGAACTAATTTAAAACCAAAAAGATCACAGAAGCTAGTAAATGTTTAATTACTACTATCATCATTCTTGTAAAACTCCTTGCATAATTAAGAAAGGCATGGTATAATATTAATATGAGTGCATTACATAGACAAATAGCGGGTGGACATTACAAGAAGTTTAAGATCCAACCTATTGAATTCATTATTCAAAATAATATTCCTTTTATTGAAGGTAACATTATTAAATATATTTGTAGATGGCAAGACAAAGGTGGGGTGGACGACCTTAATAAAGTTATCCACTATGTAGAACTATTAAAAGAACTTAAAACATAACATGATGCTTACATTACAAGAACTTAAAGAAAAACTAGCCAATCGGTTAGATGAAGTATCACTCCTTGAGTTATTAAATATTACTTCTTTTGATCTTGTAGAACGATTTGAAGATCTTATAGAAGAACGTTATGAACATTTATGTAAAGAGATAGAAGATGACTACTAAAATACATGAATATAAAATAGGATACTTAGCTAACCATGTAGGTTTTTTACAAGTAGATCTTACTGAAGAAGAATTAAAACCTATTAAAGATGAGATAAAAAATATACAAGAAAGCTTTGATACTTCTACTCCTCATAAAGACTTAGCAGGTAATTTAGAAAAAGAATATACATTAATTCTTTCTAAAGAAGCTATTTCAAAACTTCTTAAACCTTACATTATAGAACTTCAAAAAAAAGTAACTGTTGTTAATGACATTGTTATTAATCAAACATTCTTTCCGTATAGTCTTACAAAACTTTGGGTAAACTTTATGAAAAAACATGAGTTTAATCCCATTCATATACATAGTGGTACATTTAGTTTTGTACTATGGATAAATATACCTTATGATATAAATGAAGAAATGGTTAGACCTTCTAATATAAATTCTAATTCATGTTTTCCTGGTAATTTTCAATTTGTATTTTATAGTCCTAATAACCAAATAGAAACATTTCAAATACCAGCAGATAAAAGATGGAACAATAGACTAATAGTATTTCCAGCTAATTTAAATCATCAAGTATATCCTTTTTATACATCTGATGATTACAGAATCTCTGTATCTGGTAACTTTGAATTTGATGTTACTGAATACTTTAAGGAATAATAATGTTTTTCTTTAAAAAAAATAAAATAATAGTAGATGCTTTTGTTACTGATAAAAGATATATTAATTTATCACCAATTGAGCAAGCTTCTAAACATTGGCCTGAATGGTTTAAAAATACACCTAATAGTTATGGTGAAAGTAAAATAAAACAAACAACTATTAAACAATGTAATGGTATACTTGATTTATATAAAAATAGTTTTATTATGCCTTTATGGACAGATTTTAACATTAGTGCACAAAATGGACAATTAACTTATCAATCTGCTGATCAAATTACACCAGTAACCCCTCATCCAGAAGAACAATGGAAAACCTATGCAGATCCTCAACAATATAAACATATTAAAATAGATTCACCTTGGGTATTAAAAACAAAAAAAGCTATTAATTGGGTAGCTCAAAGACCTTTTTGGAATTTTAAACTTCAAGAACCATTTTTTATTCCAGAAGGAATACTTAATTTTAAATATCAATCTGGTACTAATATTAATATGTTTATTAACATGGAAAAAAACTTTGAAATTATATTAAAATTTAATAGTCCTATACTTCAATTTATACCCCTTACAGAAAAAGAAATTGAATTTAAATATCATGAAGTTTCTATGGATGAGTGGATAAAACATAAGTTACCTAAGTTTTCTTTTAATCTTAATTATAATAAATATAAAAAAATAGTAGATGATCAAGAGTCTAAAAAGAAATGTCCTTTTGGGTTTGGAAGTAAATAATGGATAAATTTATATATTTAAAAGATTTAGGTTCTGAAGAGTTTAAAATTAAAATAAAAGAACTTTTAGACTCACATGACTTTGCTTGGGAATTTAATAAACATAGTTCTTATGGTGAAGATCCTAAAGATAATATTTATCAATTTACACATTCAACAATTCAAGAAGGACATGTAATTTGTATGTATATACATTTCTTTACTTATTTAATAAAGTTATTAAATGAAAGAATAGGTACTGATGTAAAACTTCTTCATAGAATTAAAACTAATTTCTTACCAGTACAAAGTTATACTGCAGAAGATTTAGAAAAAAGTTGGCATACCGATACTAAGTTTGATAACTATTATACTTTACTTTATTTTGTAGATGACTCTGATGGTGATACTGTATTTAAAACAGATGAAGGTATTAAAAGTTATAAACCTACGGCAGGTGATGCTATTTTATTTAGATCTAATATAGAACATAGAGCAACCCCCCCTACAGGTAACAACATAAGAAGAGTAGTTAATTATGTTTTTGTTATTGACAATGATACAAAAGTTTGATATAATATTATAAAAGGAATAAATAATGCAACTAACAGACTACCAACGCTTTATTCATGCAAGCCGTTATGCTAGATGGTTGCCTGATAAAAACCGTAGAGAAACATGGAAAGAAACTGTAGATAGATACACTGGATTCTTTACTAATAGATTCCCTAAAGTATTTCCTACAGAAGATGTAAATAAAGCAATACATAACTTAGATGTTATGCCTAGTATGAGATGTTTAATGGCAGCAGGGCCTGCTTTAGAACGAGATGAGATAGCTGGTTACAATTGTAGCTTTGTAGCTATTGATTCACCTAAAGCATTTGATGAAGTAATGTACGTTTTAATGTGTGGTACTGGTGTTGGCTTTAGTGTAGAACGTCAGTTTACTAATAATTTACCTACAATAGCAGAGGAATTTTATGAAACCGATACAACAATTAGAGTTAAAGACTCAAGAATTGGGTGGGCTAGTGCATACCGTGAACTCATTAGCTTACTCTATTCAGGAAGACTTCCAAAATGGGATGTTAGCGGAGTTAGACCTGCAGGAGCTAGGCTTAAGACTTTCGGGGGTAGAGCAAGCGGCCCTAAGCCTCTCGAGGACTTGTTCGCATTTACGGTACATACTTTTAAAAAAGCAGCAGGGAGAAAGCTTAACAGCTTAGAATGCCATGACATCGTATGTAAAGTTGCTGATATTGTTATTGTTGGGGGTGTGCGTAGGTCAGCTCTTATCAGCTTGTCAAACCTCACCGACGACAGAATGCGAAACGCAAAGAACGGAGAATGGTGGCGTACTGATGTGCAGCGTAGTCTTGCCAACAATTCCGTTGCTTACACCGAAAAACCCGATGTAGGTATTTTCTTAAAGGAATGGGGAACATTGTATGACTCGAAAAGCGGGGAACGAGGTATATTTAATAGAGTTGCAGCTACAAAGAAAGCCAGCTCTAACGGAAGAAGAGATGTTGAAGGCTTTGAGTATGGTACAAACCCTTGCGGAGAAATTATCCTGCGATCTAAAGGACTTTGCAATCTCAGTGAAATTGTCATCAGAGAGAATGATACCCTTGCTAGTCTTAAAGAAAAAGTCAGGGTCGCAACAATTATCGGGACATTTCAATCCACCCTTACAAACTTTAGATACTTAAGAAGTGATTGGCGTAAAAACCAAGAAGAAGAACGTCTACTTGGTGTAAGTATGACAGGTATTATGGATCATCCTATATTAAGTAAACCTACTGAGGAGACAGTTAAATGGTTAACAGAACTAAGAGAGCATGCAATTAACGTCAATAAGGAGTGGGCTGAACGACTTGGTATTCCTGTGTCTGCTGCTATCACTACTGTTAAACCCTCAGGAACAGTTAGTCAGTTGGTGGGTTGTTCTAGTGGCATTCATCCTGCATATAGCCAACATTATATTAGGACTGTGCGGATGGATAATAAAGATCCGCTCACGTTATTCTTTAAAACTCAGGGTGTCCCGAATGAACCTGATGTAACTAAACCTAATGATATTACTATTTTTAATTTCCCTCAAAAAGGAACTGAATCAGGTGTTACTCGTAATGAAACAAATGCAATTGAACAGTTAAAACTTTATAGTGTATATCAAAAGAATTGGACAGAACATAATCCATCTATAACTGTATACTATAAAGATGATGAATTCTTGAACATAGGTGCCTGGATTTATAACAACTTCAGTGATGTTTCAGGTGTGTCGCTTCTGCCGCATTCCGATCACGTTTATAAACAAGCACCTTATCAAGAAATAACAAAGGAAGAATATGAAACCTTTGTAGCAAGTTTCCCTTTGATTGATTGGGGTAACTTAAAAGAGGAAGAAGATACAACCACAGGCACTCAAGAGTTAAGCTGTACTGCGGGTGTCTGTGAAGTTGTAGGAGTACAATAATGGAACCAACATTTCATTTAATACAAGGCTGTACATTTGGATTTGAATTAGTAGATGGTAAAGATGCAAATCCAGATAGTAATGATTGGTATTTAGTTTTAGATTTATTTTTAGTTAGAATTGTAGTAAATATTTAAAGGAGAAAATATGAAGTTTGATCAAGTTCAAATTAACAAAGTAAACAATGGTTACCTGTTAAATGGTACTAAAATTGACATCTTGTCTAAGAAACAAGATAATGAAATCCTTATCTTTAAGGACTTTGATGAAGTCCTGGCGTATTTAAAGGATGGTAAATAAAACTAAGGGGCCCGAAAGCCCCTTTTTTATTACTTGTTCATTACGTACATAGTCACTTCAAAGCCAAAACGCATTTCAGTAGCAGCTGGTTTAGTCCACATGGTAATCTCCTTATAAAGTTAGTGTAAAGTTTTCACTCTACCTTATAATTATACCATAATGAATAAAAACAATCATCGGTAAAACCATGAATCTATACTAAGTAGCTGGTGTCTGAGCTGTTAATATACCATTAGTAAATGTCATACTACCATTTGTTCCTAAAGCAGTTAACTTAGCTGTTGTAATAGTAACCGTTATTCCTGTAGGTAAAGCAATTAATGAAGCATATTGGGTAGCATCTAAATGGTAGTACTCAGTACCCCCTACATTACCTCCTTGTAACCCTTGTAAATCATTGTGAGCTCTATTCTGAATAGATGTAATATTAGAACCTGTAAAGTTAAGGTCTACATAATAGATCTGTCCTTGAGTACCCCCTAAACTTTGCCATAAGTTAAAGAACCATTCTCTCCATTCATGAGAGTTATTTACAGGTTGATTAGGTATCGGTGGTAATGGTTGCGTAGCCATTATTTACCTTGTGTCTTTCTTAGTCTATTTTCTACTGTTGATTCTTTACGTTGTAACTTACGATCAATTAATACATCAGGAGATGTAAATTGTTTTTTAGTTTGACCATAGATAGGAGTACCAACAAAACTTGCTGCAGCTCGTTTAAGTTTCTCACCTCTAGGTGCTTTAATAGCAGCATTAACTTGGAATGGTAACATAGGTTCTATAATTGTTTTAGCTACATCACCAACAGAACTAACATAAGGAGAAGCAAGGTTAACAATTGTCTTAGGAACATAACCAAGTTTATTAACACCAGTTTGAATTGGATGTAATAACCAATGTAAAAATTCCATAGAATGTTTTGCTAATTGCATTGTTGTACCATCATTTAAATCTAAACGAGTTGGATCTTCATTAGTCCAAATTGGTCTACCTGTAAATGCCATATTAAGAGCATTGTATAACGTAGTATATCCTATAGCAGTAAACAATACATACCTACGGGCTAAGTCATTAGCATTTTTAGGATCCATAAATCCTTTAACACCTTCACGTAATTGCCAATTTTTAGGTTTCATTAATTCTTTAGGTAAAGATTGAGTAAATGATCTTAATGTAGATACAGTCCAATCAGGTGCAAATAGTATTACATTTGACCAAGGTCTATTTTCTTTTTTAAGTAATTTAAATAGTACGTCTTTAAATACTTTATTCTGTGTATCATTAGCAATTTGTAACCAATTTAAACCACCAAGAGTATTATTAACAAACTTAGATACCTCTTCACCAATTAAATGATCTGGAAGCTCTGGATGTTTAGCTTTAATATTAGTATAAAAATGTTGCCATAGCTGTAGTTTACCAGCTGTATGCATGTATTCCCAAGTAAATCTATTTAATTTATTTAAATAGTGTTCTTGTAAAGGATCAGTAATTGTTCTTAAAATCTTAAGATTTTTAGTTTCAGTTGTAAAAGGATTAACAAGATACTTATTAAAAAAAGCATCAACAGCCGTTCCCATATTCTTTACAGACTCTAAAGCAACGTCTTCTGATTTAATACCAAGACCTGAATCTAAAGCTTGTTTAACTGTCTGACTTGCACCATTATGTTCAAATTCTTGTAATGCTAATCTAGAACCAGCTCCCTTAGTCATAATATCTTTAAGCATTAAATCTGGAGCAGCTATACCTCTAGATACAAATAATGATGTAGCATGGAACATAGATGCAGTAGTTGCTATTGTTTTTTGTAACATAGAAATAGCATTCATTGCTTTTAAAAGTTTATTTGGATCATCTTGTTCAAATACAAAACCTAATGGATCTACAAAATCTGGGTGTACTCTAACACCTTTCATCATTTCAGAACCAGGACCTGTAAAAGGTACATAGTTGTTATCAAATGCAAGCTTAGGATCTTTAGTTAAGATAGGTAATTCTTTAGCACTCCCTATAGCCTTAGTACCATCTAATTTAAGTTTCATTAAATAGTTAACTAAACGTTTTTCAATTTGAGCTTTACCCATAGCATCTTTGTAGATTTGCATAATCTTTGCTATATCTTTTTCTACAATAACACCTCTAGTATCAAGACCTAGGGCATCTCCTGCAGTTCTTAATTTAGCTTCAAGGTCTCTAATATAACGATAAGTACGAGCCTGGGCAAAGTCTCTATTAAATCTAGGACCA